CTTTAGTATACCAATCACGAAAGGTCTCATATGGGTTTTCATCTTTGCGTTCGCCGAGTTCTACAAAAGCGATGTGGTCAAGACGATATGATTCTTGTCCAGTATATGTAAACTTCTTGTAGAGTTGCAGATAGTCAACTTCTTCAACACCAAGAATATCATATACTTGATCCTTCTTACCAAAACCAGAATTAACCATACGAGAGTTTACCACACCCCAAGGCGATAGACGTTTCATGGCGTCCTCACCCATTTGAGATTTGATGCGGTTGCAGATATAAGGAATATCAAAGAACTCCGTATTCCAACCAGTGATTACATCTGGATGGTCACTTTCCCACCAAGCAAGAAACTGTGCAAGAAGTTCACGTTCAGTTGCACACTGAATATATTGAACATCTTCTCTAGTGTTATTGTAGTCATGCAAACCCCAAACCTTAATACGTCCTGTATCATGGTTCTTGATTGTGATTGCAAGCATTGGTTCAAGTGCCTGATCGGCATTTGGGAAACCGTTCTCACACTCCACCTCAATATCAATAGTGACAATTCGCATTTGCGAACTATCGAATTGAATCTGTTTTGGATATTTTTCTGAAATGTATGTATAAGGGAAACCTGTCAAACCATAAACGAGATGTGGTTGACTTTCGTACTGTTCTACAAACTCTTTCGCCTCTTTGATATTGAGGAATTTCATTGGACTGACATTCTTGCCATCCAGAGTTTTCCAACCTGTTTCTTTTTTTACAGGAACATAGAGAGTGGGTTCGTATTTAACTTTGTAGTTACTACGAACCCCATTCTCTACAGCACGAACAAGTAATTGATTGCCCCATTGGGCGATATGTGTATAAAATTTCATTATGTAAATATACCACCATTAGGGGGATTTGTCAAGAGAAAAGAGTGTATTGAGTCTGTTCTTCTTTTGCGAAATACTTATCCAGCATTTCTAATTGATCTTGATATTTTGCCATTTCCATTAGTTCATGTTCTACGGCATCAATAATATCTGAGTGTTCTCCAATCCCAGCTGGATTGTTTAGGTACACAAAAACATTTGCTTTATGTTTTGCAATGTGTCCTTCTGCGTGTTTTCTTACTGCATCAAGTAGCATTATCTTCTCCTTGTTTTGTTGTCAAAATAAATTTCTTCTGAGGGTCTACCATGACATTCATTGTTTTCATAGCAAACCGATTCATCAGAACATCAGTTCCCATTTCACTTCTATCATCAAGGCCGAACATGAACTGATAAGTGTGGCCCAGGAATTCCATTTCCAATTCGACAACTGGGCGTTCATCTACTCCACCACCAGTTGTTGCTTTATACATCTTTATAAGGTTTGTAGTAATTGTTTTACCATTTAATGTAAAGGTAATCTTCTTACCATTAATTTTAATATCTTCAGCATGAAGAACTGAGAGAATACCATTACCAGTGTCGAACTTTCCTTCCATCTCTCCAAAGGGAGCAATAGATACTATTTCGTGGTATCCACATTTTGTTGGAACAGAATATCTATTATCTAGATTTCTATAGTGTTGCAAGATTATCTTTGCAATATTTAAGTTTGGATTTGCATCCTCAATACCATCAGTGCCTGGCGAACTATTTACTTCCAAGAAATATGGTTGTCCTTTATATGGGATAAAATCAACTGCAACACAATCACCATCTACTGCCTTTGCAGCGATTAGACACTGACGAATTTCTTCCTCTGATAACTTATATGGTTTTGGTGTTGCACCCTGTGAGACATTAGAACGAAAATCTCCTTCAATAACATCTCTACGCATTGTTCCAATAATCTGTCCACCAACAATAACTGCACGAACATCATATTCAGTTTTAATGTATTCTTGAATAAGAATATCTGTGTCTTTATCTTGTTTATAAAGAAGTTGCACAATTGAATCTAAAGCTCTTTCCGATTCAATAAACAAAACACCTACACCCTTAGAACCTCTAAGTGTTTTAAGAATAATTGGAAATTTTGTATCCAGTTCTTCTAGTGCCTGTTCGACACTCTCTTCATTTGGAATCAAAACAGTCTTTGGTTGATTTAATCTAAAATCTTTCAGTCTAACATAACTACGATATTTGTCAGCACAAATACTGATTGTAGTTCTGTTGTTAATACAAGTAATACCCAATCTTTCCAGTTCAGAAATTAAATCAAGCATACTGTCTCTTGTTGGTGTTCCACGAACAAAAACAACAGTATCAGACTTATCAATTTCTATTTCTTTTTTACCATCAGAAAGTGTATGTTTGCCATCACTGAAATGCAAAGAGACTTCTTTGAAGTTTGCAAGAAAAGTTTTCATACCCATTTTTTGGGCTTCCTTTTCAAACTTCTTAGCAGTAATTGATTTGTCGCCAAACTCAACTGTAAGAATAACTACATTGTAGTTTTCTTCTTTTTTTTCTTCTGTGATAAAATTAGAAAAAGATTGTGCCACTTATTGTTCTCTTTTCTTACCGATATTATATTTTGTTTCTAGTTCCCACTCATCCTTCTCTTTGAAGGCAATCACTTTGATTTGTGACAGAGGTGCTTTGGGTTCTGCTTCACCTACGATTTCAATCAACCCCCAATCACCTAGTAGTCCAGCGATTGAGTTTCGTCTTGATACATCATTTTCGTTTAGATTAGTATCCTTACCATCAAGAGCAAACAACTCCTTAAAATGGACAATGTAATACTTACCTTGTTTGTGTAGGATGTGACATGATTGATAGAGTTTTCTCTCTTTACGAGAGGCGACACCAATACGAGATAGTGTCTCACGAACCTTTAAGAAGTCATCTGGTTCTTTTAGTTTTACTTCTAGCATCGTTTCTGGATGCCATTCAATTTCATTCATTTTCTTCCACCTTTATTCAAACTATTTTTAATAGTGGTTATCTGTTCATTATCAAGTATCTGAAGAGCGACCTTTGCCTTTGCATTACTATAACCAAAATACTCTTTTACATACTCTAAATCTTTCAACTTATCTGCCTTTACCCAAGGCGCATATCGTTTCTTCGATCTAATAGTATTTAGTAAAAAGTCATATTGAAGTTTGGTGTCGAGATGATGTCTCATGTTCATCTCATTTACCAACATTATAGTATCATTAAAGGGCGCTAAACACTTGTTAATGATATAGGGGGAATACTTCTTCTCCCACATAGGATCATCTGATTCCATCAGATTTTCCTTTGTTTCGTTGATAGATTTGAGATAGTGTTTTAGTTCATATGACATTACCACCACCCCAAGATTTTAGAGTTGCCTAGAATAATCATAGAACAAGTAACAATATGAAGAGACACCCATACTGTTCTAATCATTGCTACTACATCTGCTTTTTTGTTCTCATCATAAGATTTTTGTCCAATGGCTTTGCACCAATATTCCCAAATTATCATTTCCAATTCACCTGTGTCATAATCTCAACCATATATGCAAGCATATTGATTTCTTGATCAGCGACAAAGGCAGACTTGTATGAGTAGTCTGCTGTTGCGAGAACAAGATGTGGCACAGTTTGTGGTTGAACTTCATCATAAAGTATGTCATAAACTTTACGATATATACGAGTGGGGTCATTGTCAAGATTATTGGCAACCCATTTACGAATAGACTTAAAGTCCTTTTCTCTAAGAAAAGTAACCAAGTCTTTCATATTTGTTTCTGAGATATTGACTAGAACTCCACTGTCAATCATACCAGAAGCAGAATACCTTTGCAGTTCATTCAGAACCCTACGCCAATCTGGGAAGTATTTCTCCACAACACTAGCAACTGCCTTTGGTTCAAACTGAACCTTTTCTTCCTGTAGAATAGACTGCACTCGTTTGAAGAATGCACCAGCAAGTTTGGGTTTGTCCGAGGCAGGAATACGAAACTCTACTACAGAGCATCGACTATGCAAAGGTTCGATGATACGGTTCTTGAAGTTACAGGTTAAGATGAAACCACAGTTCTTATGGAACTCTTCAATAAATCCACGCAACGCTGGTTGTGTAGATTGTGGATTCAAATAGTCTGCCTCATCCAAGATGACAAACTTACGATTACCATCCATAGAGACAGTAGAAGCAAAGTTCTTAATCTTGTTTCTGAGAACATCAATGCCTGATTCTTCAGAACCGTTAATCATCATGTAAGTAGCGCCCAGTTCATTAAGCATTGCTTTTGCAACTGTGGTCTTACCTACGCCAGGCCCGCCTGATAATAGTAGATTAGGAATATGTCCTTCATCCACAAAGGTCTGGAAAGTCTTTTTCAAATCATCAGTGAGAATACACTCGCTGATTTTCGATGGACGGTATTTCTCCACCCACAACATCACATCATTCATAATATATTTCCTTCTGGTTTAGGCAGCTTCTAGAGCAATAAAGTATTCGATAGACTTGTTCACATTAGTAAAATGCGAAATGCCCTTTGAAGATACTTGTACCTTGTAATCACCAGAAAGAAGTTTGAGGTTTTCTACTTTGAAGAAGTAGGTAAAGTCACTTGGCGAATTTTCTCCAACTGAAATACTGAAGTCATTGGATGTATCGTTCTTTCTGTCAGTAACAGTCAAGTCGATTGTACCACCAGCAGTTCCCTTCAGAACTACATCTGGAACACCAAGAACAGCAGATGCCTTGAGGATTTGATTGAATGTGTCTTGTGTAAAGGTAAACTCTACATCTACACTCGGCATAGTGATTTCCGTTTTGGGTGCAGTCACGATAGATGGATCACTGAACATATAAGTCAGATTACTACCACCACCCTCTTCATTAAGTCGTACACTCTTCTCATCAAAGGATAGTGTAGGGTCTTTGAATAGAGACATTGCAGACAAGAACTCGTTCAAGTCATAGATGGCAAATTCATTGTTGAAAGTATCTGGAACAGTTGCCTTTGCAACGATGTTTTTCATCGCCGACATTGTTCCAATCACAGTTCCATTCTTTACCAGAAGATTCTGGTTAATGGTTGAGAAGTTCTTTAGGACTTCTCTGGTATCATTACTAAGTTTCATATCAATTATTCTCCGTTGTATCGTGATTATGAAGTGCCATTATACCATAATGGATCACCTTTAGCAAGTCATTTCTGTTCTTGCCGTCCTTTTTTCCGTATCGCTGACTGTATTTCAGAATGTTACCGATACAGAAACCTTCACCATGTCCACTGTCCATGATAAATTCTGTTGCTTGAAATTTGTTGTGGGAATAGTGAGCATTATAGGTTTTATCTATATACTCTTGCATTTCTTTGAGGATATTATCCTCAGAATATTTGTAGTCAATTTCTTTCATACCGAATCCTCATTTCAATTACACATACTATAACATAAAAGAGCGCCCCTGTCAAGAGGCGCTCTTACAATTACTTGATTTTAATCAGGCGAGGTTTCTTTTCCTCTGGAATGATTCTTTCAAGTTCTACGTTCAACAACCCATTTTCAAAGGTTGCACCTTTCACTACCACATCATCAGATACAGTGAAAGTTCTCTTGAAGGCACGATTTGAAATGCCTTTATGTAGATAAGTTGTTTCATCAACAATAATGTTGTCGCCAACAACATCACCCTTTTCTTTAGATTTGATTGAAAGAGTATTCTCTTTTGTCTCAATCTCAATATCGTCTTTACCGAATCCAGCAACTGCAATCTGAATTGCATAATTGGTGTCATCTATTTTTACAATATTGTAAGGGGGGTAGTTTGTTGTTGTGACATTCTCATCAAAGAGTCTGTCGAACATTCTATCGAATCCGATAGAGTAAGTTTTAACCCTGTCAAAAGGGTCTGTAAGAGCTGTATTTACCATTTTGTTTCTCCTTTAATAAGCAAGTTACAGTGTGATACCCATTAAGGCATATCACGTTTATTTATAAAGTGGTAGTTTTTTGAGCGGAAACTACCAAAACCGTGATTTGCGACACAGAGTAAGCATATTTGTGTCGAACAGGGCGACTTACGAATAGCACCCTATATTATATATACGACTTATGCCGCATCGGCGTATTCTAGTGCCTTATCAAGTGCATTTAATTTTACCTTACGGTTACGTCCGTACCATGAAGAAACCAAACGTCCATCGTTAGAACGTCCTTGCAAGTGGTCTGTCATGTTAGTAACAGAGTTAAATGCAGTCCACCAAGTTCCTTGTGCGAACTCAGCACCAGGCTGAACATCCAAGTTCTCAAATGCAAGTTTTGAGTTACGAGAAGTGAAAGGAAGAACATTGTCTACTTTCTCTTTCGCAGGCGCACCAAATACCTCATTGAAGTATTGGATTACGTTATCAGCAGTGTACTTCTTAGAACCAAGAAATGCAGCCATTGATTTGTACTGTTCCATCTTATCACGAGCGATACCCATCTGTTCTTTAACTTCAGAAGCATCAAACTCTTTTCTGTGGTTTACAGTCAACATCTTATCTGCGTTCTGTGACAGAGACAGTGTAAGAGTGTTATTACATACAACACGAATTGGTGTCATACGAATGTTGATTGCCTTACCAAACTGGTGAGGGTTAGTAAACAAGAAGTAGTTGTCAGTAACGTCACCGTTGAACAACTCAAATGATTCTTTGGTTTTTGCAAGTGCCCAAACCATTTGTCCATCTTTCAGTGAACCAGCAGTGTGCATTTCCATGTCACCCGCCATCACATACTCGTGGAAGAATTCAAATGCCTCAGAGTTCTGTACTGGATTCCAACCTGTACCAACAACGTCAAGTACAGAGTTGTCAGAAGTACGAACAAGTGCTTCTTTGTTTTTGATTTTCACACCTGTTGCAGTAACAAGTGGTTGTTTCTCTACTGTCCAATCAAGTCCAGCAACTTTCTGGAAGTCACCAGGCGTAAGGTCTTGTTCAACCTTAGTACCTAGTCCATGCCAAGGTAAATCACCAACGTATGCCATTTGTGCGTTACCATTTACGATTTCAAGTTCATGTGCCATAATATAAATCTCCGTTTGTTTTCTCAGTTTGTATATACATAATACCCTGTTTTGAGAACAAAGTCAAGATGTTTTTAGAACTTTTTTCAATATTTTTTGTTGTTTCTTTTTTGCCATATCCATCTTTAGTCTAGATGC